TATTCTCTAAGGGAACGCTTTCGCCGTCCGTCATCAGCACAAACAACGTCCTAGAAGTTCAAACGGGCGATGCGAGCACGCAGGAAGTGCAAGTTGTCGTTCTCAAAAAAGGTTATCTCGCCTATTCCAGCGACTTCGCACAAGACGCAAGCGGAAGCATTTCGCAAACGAACGTGCAGACGGGCACGGCGAGCGTCCCGCAGATCACCCGCATCGCCATCACGGGCAACGTAAAGGGCGGCAGTTGGATTCTGAACACGGCGCAGGCGCAAGTTGTCAAAGTCTATTGCCCATCGGGAACAACGGGCTATCTCGGCGGCGGTTATTTCATACTTCACGATGCAACTGGCAGCGTGGGTGTTTGGATTAACTCAGGCTCAACTACGATGCCAGCGGCGGTTGCGGCGTGTGACCGCAGCATAGAGATTACGGGCGTCCTCATTGGCGACACTTCAACGCAAGTCGCCACGAAGCTAACAACGATCATTGATGCCGACGCGCAATTTACCGCGACAAGCAGCAGCGCGATTATCACCATTACACAAGTAGCAAGCGGTGCGCGCTCGGCTCCAACCACCAGCGGCGTGTATGGAGTCTCTGAAACTACTGCGGGCTATTCGATTGCAGCCAGCTTCCCCTACGATGCCACCGCGCAGACCATCAGTGCGCAGCTTGGCACGCTTTACTACGTGAACAAGGTTTCCGCAAAGGAATGGGAATTGACGGGCCGCACCACGGGCGCACAGGCGGCACTTACGCTGACAAGCAACCTACTTTGGCAGCTCACATGGTCAGGCACGCTTTCACTGTCCACATGGGCAATGTATGTGGAGTTTGCCACGGCTGGCACGGATGAAATCACCCGCACCTTTGAAGTTCAAGTTACGGAACCTAGCGAACAGCCGATCAAGGCGTTGTCAATTTCCTGCACCATTCGCCGCGACGTGATAGACGTTGGCAATCTCACAACGGCAACGTCTTCGATGTTCGGCTATTTCAATAGCACGATCACGGGATACACGGGCGGCACGGCAACAGATTTGGATAGCCTTGTGACAACCAATCGCGCCGTTCCTTGCTTGCTCGCATTCGATCACGCCAGCTTTGGCGGCAAGGTGTTCAAACTTCGCGCCGGAACCGACGCAGAATCCAGCCCGGCGATCATACGTCCCGATGATTACAACGCTTCTACTAACGCCAAAGTTTGGCAAGCCTTTCAATAACCTATGCCCGTCCCTACATCAGCCGTAAAAGTAAATCCAGTCACGGGCGCGCTCATTGACCCGCCAGTCGCCACATTCGCAGCGGCAAACGGATTACTCACAGACGGAACATCAGACGCCAAAAACAGCGTGCGAGCCGCCACGACGACCAACGGCACGCTCGCCACAGCGTTTGAAAACGGCGATACGATTGACGGCATCGTATTGGCAACATCGGATCGAATCCTCATTAAAAACCAATCCGCCCCCGCAGAAAACGGCATCTACGTCGTAGCCGCATCGGGCGCACCGACACGAGCCACCGACTTCGACGCATGGACGGAGATCGTCGGCGCATTTGTCACCGTCGAGAGCGGCACGGTGAACGCAGGCACGCAATGGCTTTGCAACGTCGTAGCAGGCGGCACGCTTGGAACTACGGCAATTACCTTTGTTGTCCCCAAAAACTACGTGGATTTGACAACCACGCAGACAGTCACGGGCGCTAAAACTTTCAACAATATAACAGGCAGCGTGATAGAATCAACCACGATAGGCGTCACTGCGCCAGCGGCGGGTTGGTTCACGTTGGTCAATGGGCTGTATATCTCCGTTGGTTCCGGCGCTTCACTTGTAATATCTCAAGATATTGGTGTCAGTTTTGACGCGCCAGATACGGAATCAATCATCATCAGGTCGGCGGCATCCTCCGATGTCACCCTCCCAACATCCGGCACGCTGCTTTCCACCGCCGCAATCGGCGTATCCGTGCAAGCCTACGATGCCGATTTGACAACGTGGGCGGGCATCACGCCGGGAGCGAATGTCGGCACGTTTCTGGCAACTCCATCCTCTGCAAATCTACTTGCCGCAGTCACAGACGAAACAGGCACGGGCGCGCTAGTGTTTGGCACTTCGCCAACGTTCACCACAAGCGTTCTGATTCCAGATGGCACGGAAGCACTTCCCGGCCTCCGCTTTTCGGCGGACACAGACACGGGTTTCTGGCGCGAAGGAGCGAACCAAATGCGTGCAGTCGTCGGCGGCAGCGGCGTTTGTATTTTTTCAAACGACGGCACGACGCAATCATGGGGATTTGCGACTTCACTGACCAAGCGCACCATCGCCACGGGCGAGGTTCACGTTGCGATGCAAGCGTTCAGCGGTGCAATTTGGGGCGTGCGCATCGGCGACCCCGCCGCAAAGACCTACATCCGCGCAGCCGCCGCGCAAACGGCGAACATCATGGAGTGGCAGAACTCGGCAGGCACAGCACTGACATACATTTCATCGGCGGGCGCGTTGACTGTTGGTTCTACGCTCGCCGTCACAGGCGCGACTACGCTGACGGGCGCTCTTGATTGTGCATCCTCCTCCTACACCGCCTTCGCCGGAGCAACCACACTGCTCACCATCGGCGGCACGGGCGCAAGCGCGTCCATGTTCGCTCCGTCCACACTCGACGCTACAAGCAGCATCACGGGTGCGATTCGCACAAGTGGCGGCATCTCGGCAGCGAAGGCGCTGAATATCGGGACGAATGCGACCATCGGCGGTAATGTAATCGGAGCGACGACAACGCAATTACAATTTAGCTCAGACACTTCTCTCCGTCGCGTTGCAGCTGGCGTGCTTGCTTCTTATGACGCAGGAGGCGGAAAAGCCAACTTCGACGCTGCCAGCTACCGAGTAGATGGCGCGGGAACTTTCGGTTCATACGGTTTAGCCCTGCGCACTTCCACAATGCAACTAACGGCGGGGTCTAGTTCAGTTCTCAAATGGTCAAACAATGTTGATAGCCTTGCTGGTTCGTATGACACCGGGCTTGCGCGCGATTCGGCGGGAGTGGTTCGCGTCACGGATGGAAGCACAGGGCGCGGTGCGTTAAAAACTGGCTCTTTAACCGTAGGCACGGCGGGCACATCAGTCGCAAATATCAGGCACGGAGTCAGTGGCACAATGACTCTTGGCGTCGTGACAGTCACGGACACGGGCTGCACAGCAAACACGCGATACTTTTTCACCACCGCCACGCTCGGAACCATCACCGCACCCTCTACTTATTGGGCAAGCACCCGCACCGCATCGACCTCCTTTGTTATCACCAGCAACCAACTCACAGAAACAGGAACGGTCCACTGGCTCGCCATTGAACCCTAAGCACTAAAACCATGACCAACATCGAACTCCTTACATCAACGCCGGAACTCACCGCCGCACTTACTGCCGTCCGCGATGAGTTAATGGCCGCGAACTCTGCCGCAATCGCTAATGCCGTAGCTGCCGTGAACGCAGAGCGCGACACATTGAGCGCGCAGCTTGCCGCGACCACCGATAGCCTCGCAACCATCACCGCCGACCGCGACAGGATCGCCGCGCTACTCGCAGAAGCCTCCGCCGCTTTTGACGAGGGCGACATTGCCAAGCTGACAGCGATGCGCGAGGCCGCGCTGCAAACCGAGAACGAAAAGAAACTCGCCGCCGCACTTGCTAAAAAGGCAGAGGCGGAAGCCGAGATTGCCGCACTTACAGAATAAGCCATGACGCTCGAAAACGCTTTGCTCATAGCCGTAAGTTCCGTGACTGGCGCGTTATGTTTTCTTGCAAAAATCCTTTGGCATCGCAGCGAGCAATGCGAGTCAGACCGTAAGGAGCTGCGAAGTGCAATCGAGTCGGTGAAAACACAAGCGGGCGAAAACCACGGGATGCTCATGGCTTACAGAATGTGTCCCGGCAAGCCATGCCCTTTCAAAGAAACAACAAAACCATGAACAACTACAAAACAACCATCGCAGCCATCGCCTATGCACTAGGAAAGTTCCTTCAAACATATCAAGGCGGGCCAGCTTGGATTTATCTTGTCGGACAAGTTCTCGAAACAGCAGCAATCGGCGGCGGCTTTGTTGTCGCCCGTGACGCAATCAAACAACCAAAACAATGAACCCATTTCTTAACGACCCTCGCCGCATCGCATCGGCTTTTATTTTCGCCGTTTTCGCAATCCTCGCGTGCCTTTACCTCACAAGCTGCTCGGCTATTAAATACCGCGCTGGCGTTACGTATCACGGCGCTACGCTGTCATATGACGGCAAGGCGATAGTTCTCGGCGTTGACGGCGATAGGCTCGAAAACGACATTCGCGGATATGCCAAGTGAAAATCACTGACCACTGGATTGACGGCGTAAAGCGCGACGAGATAGCAACGTCGAAAGAAATGCCGATTCGCCGCGTCCTAGTGATACATTTCACGGGAGGCGCAACAGGAAGAAGCAGCATCGAAGCAATGCGCGAGCGCGGTGTCTCGGCTCATGTGGTTATTGACCGCGACGGTTCGGTGACTCAGTGCGTGCCGTTCAACCGTTCCGCCGCCCATGCCGGAAAAAGCCGCTGGCGCGATCCGAAGACGGGGCATCTTTACGACGGCATAAATTCGTGCGGAATCGGCATCGAGATAGCCAATGCTGGCAACGACTCCGGCGCGCTATCGTGGGCAAAAAAGCAAGCTGGATTTACAAGCATTCAAGAACGCCATAGGAACGGAGGAAGCGTCCAAGAATGGGAATGTTACCCGCCTGCGCAACTTGCCGCCGTGCTCGCCTTGTCAAAGGAGCTTGTCACTACCTATAATCTTGACGACATCACGGGGCATGACTGCATCGCGCCGGAACGTAAAGACGACCCCGGCCCTGCGTTCCCGATGCAAGCCCTACGCGAGCACTGCGGTTTCTCCGGCCTGCCCGTTGTCTATCGCCTTTGAGTCTCACGCATGAGACATTACGCATCTTGCGTCTCACTTAGCGTCTTTTATTAAAGACAAGCGTAAAGCTCAGGATAACACCGCCGCGCCCACTCCCGCGCTTCGTTCTCGGCAAACTCGACAACCGACTTAGACGGCAGCGCGCCAAGCGTCATTATGCCGATTCGCTCGTCAACTCGATAGGCGATTTCACGACGGAGATGTTCGGGCGTTTCTATCATTTCGTAAGTTCGTTTGCGATTTTTAGCGCGGACAATAGGCGATTGCCGTCCTCTACGGTTATCGGCTGAACAAGCCCGCATCGGCTATCCGTTGCCCGCGATTGATCTGCCGCATACGCTTCCGATGCCGACTCAAGTTCGATTAGCGCGTGTTTCAACGCATCCCGCTCGGCGGTGACTGCGGCGAGTTCGTCTTCAAACTGTTCGCAAACGGCGGCATCTACAAATATGTGCTTAACGCCATTCCAGATGTAGATTTTTGTTGCGGCTGCCGTTCTTGTTGTAGTGCTCATAAATTTTTGTCGAGTAGCGCGAGAATTGCGAACCAGTTTTCCTTGGTTTTGAAGTAGATTTCCATCGTCGTATCAACGAGGTATATGTCTATGCCGAACAGCAAAGTGTCGTCCTTGTAGGCGTAGTAGCCCTTAAAATCGATCTGATTGAACGTGAACATCACGTAGCCGTCCACATAGACCTTGACCCTGCCGTTGTAGATCGCGAAGTCGTAGGTGTGGAGGGTCATAGCTGGATTAGCACATTGTTGATTGTTGCCTCATCGGTGATCGGCGTTGGTCGTTCGTTTGGTATCATAGTATTTGTTTCGTGATGTATTCCTTGAGAGTTTCCCCTTCGGCGCGGTCTATTGCCCAAGCTATTGTTAGGATTGCCCACGCGATAAAGCATATGGGGATGGTGATTAGCTTGATGATGTTCATACAATGTTTTGTTTTGAATTGTTCAACTCGGCTAGCTCTTCGGCTTTGCATAATTCCGAAAACCGATTAACGGCGCGGCGATTACAGTCAATGGCGAGCGTGTCTTTTTCTTCCTCGGCTTTCGCAAGCTCCCTCTCCGCATCAGCAAGCGCACGCCTCGCGGCTTGCAGCTTCGTCGGTTTCGTTTCGGTGATTTGGAATAGTTCGTTCATATCAGTTCGGTTTGGGTTTCTGTTGGTTGTGGTGTTTCGGTGAAAAGTGTTTGCTGCCTTGTCTCGCGGTCTATGCGTTCGCACGCGGCCTTGTAGTAGTCGGCATCCAGTTCGCACGCGGTCAAATTATGTCCCGCGTAGTGGCAGGCAATGGCAATGCTCCCGCTTCCGCAATGAGTATCGAGAATCGTGTCGCCGGGCTTCGCGTAGTTGGCGAGTAGCCAGCGATATAGCGCGACGGGTTTTTGCGTAGGGTGGATTTTTCCGCGATAGTCACCATTTGCGAGCGGGTCATATTTGAAAACCTTGGCGTTTCTATCGAACGATCCCCACGCTTGCTCACATTCTGCAAAGTCGCGATCCTTAAAGCCCTCGCCTTTATCCCACACCACAAAATGCCGGGATGGGCGCAATGGAAAGTAGTTTCCGCCGAAGATGATTTGATTGGAGGATACCCGCATTAGCTCCGTGAAATACTCCGGCCGAGGAATGGCGGAATCCCAATCCTTCCGCTCCATCCGTGACGCTCCCCACATACCTTGCTGCATCTTGCCCGCACCTATCCCATACGGCGGATCAACAATAGCCAGATCAAAGTGCTTGTCAGGAAACTCGCGCATCAAGTCCATGCAGTCAGCGTGGCGGATGTCTAGTAGGTTGGTTTTCATTCTTCGCTTTCTGAGGGTTTCTCGCACTTCTCGCACTTGTCATTCACAAGCTCGCGCCCGCAACTCTCGCAGCAAGCGGCGGCGATTGTCTCGGCAAGGTCGGCGTCAAGTGCGCGGTCGGCGTGGTATTCGTATCGGCGTTGTGGCGTGCTCATATTTCGTTGATTAGGTTGCAGATTTCTTTGAGTGCTTGGCTAGGAACGCTTCGATTGTAGAAGCCGGATCGGTATCGAGAAGCGCACACGCCTTGCACACTGCGCGATGCTTTTGCAGTAGCGTATCGCGCTCGGCGGTAAGGGCGGCAATCTCTGCGCGCAGGCTTTCTATGGTTTCGGTGGTCGGCATGGATTTGGGTTGGCTGGCGGGCGCGACACAAGGGCGCGCATCATGGCGATGAATCGGGTTTCGGTAGCTGCTTCGCGCTTGGCCGGATCGGGTTCCGGCGGGATACTGGCGGCTGCTAATAGTAATCGTGTTTTTGCATCCATGTGATTAGGCTTCTAGTTCAAATCGAGTGAGTAATCCGTTAAACTTCAACTTGAGATCAACGTGACGCGCCCCTTCGCGCTGTTTCCAGATTTCAATTCGCCCCGGCTTCACGTCGCTGCTTTCTTCATCGGCGTGGATTTTGATAAGCGATGAAGCGTCCATTTCGGCGTCTTGCGCCTCCCTTGTTGAGCCGTCGCGTGATTGCTGACTTGGCACGATTACTACGCAATTCATTTCGTTCGCCGTCATTTTTAGCCGTTGCGTGATTTCTGCGATTTGAAGTTGCCTCCGCTCAAATCGTCCTTGGCATCGAATGAGTTGCAGGTAGTCAATGCAGATGAAATCGAAGGGACGCACGCCATGCTCTGCGCGAATGTCTGCAATAATGGCTTCCAGCGAATAGAGATCGTCCCTCATGTGAATGGGCGCTTTGATCAAATCAGCGCAAGCGTCCACAAGGCTTTTGGCAGCGGCATCGGCGTAGCTCTGCGCTTCGGGATGTTTGGCGTTGTTTAGCAGCGTGCGGACATACTTCGGATTGTTCCCGCTACGCACAGCGATTGCCCGTTTAAGCGTCTGCTTTTGGCGCATTTCGAGCGGGTAGAAAGCTACGCGACTGCCGTTCTCTACCGCCGCCGTGATGAGCATCTGGTTTGCCAATGCCGATTTCCCGCAACTGGTAGGCGCGGAAATGATGAGCAAATCGCCCCGGTAGAGGTCGAGCACGCCGTCCACTCCGATTACGCCCGTCTTGACAATCTCGCCATCCGCTTCGCCGCTGCCAAGCTCCTTCACGATTTCAAGGATGGTTTCCTTTACGGTTTGGCGTTTTGACTTCTTTACCAATAGGCCAGTAAGCGCGCTGTGCGCCTCATGAGCGAGGTTTTCCGCCGTTTCCGTGTCCGTGTAGGCTCTGGCGGCAAAATGAGTGCCCACGCGGATAATCTGCCGCATCAGATGCTTTTCGCGCAAAATGTCTAGGTAGTATTGCACATTCGCCGCCGTTGGCAAAAACGTTGCAATCTCGGTGATGAATGGCGCGCCCCCTACGCTTTCCAGTTTTCCGGCATCGCGCAGTGCGCCAGTGACCGTGATGAAGTCGAATGGCTTTGAATCTTGCGCGAGTGAAGCCAAAACGCCGTATGTAGTTGCATGGGCTGGAATATGGAAAAAGTCAGCGGAAATTCCTTGTTCGCTGCACATGGCATACACTTCCACGGGTGAAAGCATTAGCGACGACAGAATGGCCTTTTCTGTCTCAGCGCATTGCGGCAAAAGCCTTTGAATGTCAGGAAGGAATGAGTCTAAGGTTTGCATTTGATGTAGTCTTTGCCGGGGTTTGCTGCGCGCCATTTGTCAGGATGCACGCCGTCTGCGAACATTTCCTCGTTTTCGCGGAGCAGCTTGTCCATCGGAGTTTCTTTTATGCCAGTTGAGCGCGGCTTTGGCGCAGGCTGATTGTGTCGCGGGCCTTCTCGAAACCAGCCAAGCACGCGGGTTGCGTATGGTTGCCATCGCCCGCGCCATCCCGATTCACACTTGGCGTGATACTTGTCGGTAGCGAAGGCATCAGGAACGCCAAGGTTCCGAGTGTATTTCAAAAAGTCAGCGAGAGAGGGCGCGGCTTCGACGATGCTGGATTGGGATGGTTCTCTTACTCCCTCTTCTTTTGCTTCTCCTTCTGCTTTTTCCTCTCCCTCTCCCTGTGTGACATTTTTGAACGGAGTTGAACAAGGTTGAACAGACTTGAACGGAGTTGAACTGGTTTTCTTCTTATCAGAGGCTTTTTCCCTTTCGGCCTTCCGATAATCGCGGAAATATGACCGCCTCGCCTCTTCGTCTTGCGTCTTTCGGTAGTGCTCGTAGTTCACGATCTGCCATCCCCAGTCGCGGTGCGAGTCAATCAAAACGATGCGCCGTCCATCCTCTTTGGCGGATCGTGAAAGCGGGTCAGGGCTTGCCAGCTTTTCAAGTGCGGCTTTCACGCTTTCGAGCGGGACATTGATGCGCCTGCTAATCGCGTGCATCGTCATGTCCACAACGCCCGTGGCGTCGGCCAATACAAGCAAGTCCATGAAGATGTGCCTAACTTCGTGACTTTCGGCTATGGAGGAATCGAATATTTGAGAAAAAACTTTGGCGAACATAAGGCGTCTTGTATAGGATATTCTGCGCGTGTTCAAGTTATTTGTTGAACAAAGTTGAACATTTGTTTTAAGCATATTGGTTTCAAGTGTTTAAGAGTGCTAGGTTTCAGCTAGGCGTCACTTCCGCGCCGATGTCAACGGCAAAGATTCGTCCGCCAAGGCTTGTTTCCACCGCTCGACTTCCTTCGCGGCAATCGTGATTTCGTGGAGTTGCGCCGTGCCAGCGTTAAGGCGGGCGAGGCGGGTGCGCGCAAGGCCAAGCATCATCTTGGCATGGCTTTCTCTGCGTGGTTGTTTTTTCATTTCCGTAGGTAGTTTTCTTCGTATCTCATCGCTGCCGTGAAAACGGTCGTAATCGAAACGCCAAAGTGTGCGGCGATTTCGCTCCACTTCCAGCCGTTTTTCCTCATGTCGTATTTTTCCTTTTGCCTGTCTCTAGCGTCAAGCCCGTGGTTTCTTGGTGTTGGTTTTTTCATTGGTTTGTAAAAAGTGCCACTAGCAACCGTTAGGTTCAACTAATCCCCAAGCATATCACCAGTTAAGCGGATGCGGGAACGGGCGTTTGCCCAATGGCGTTTTGTTAAGGGTAAATAATTTCTATTAAAGTATGCTCTTCCTCGCCTTTCGCGGCTTTTCTTTGTGAGGTTTCGAGCGTGACTTTATCGTGCTCATCTCCCGCAACAAGGCCGATGCGTCGGCAACAGTCGAGCAGCCATTTAACGCTAACATTATCGGGATCAATGAGGCGTTTTCGGACAGAGACAAACTTGAAATGAACTCTTCCAGATGCTTCTTTTTTTCCTTTGATCTCTGCCAAAAGTTCATCGCAAGCAGCGCGTTCCAGCTTGGCAATCTGCCCATCACTTTGAATGTAAGGTTTCCCGTAGTCTTGTTCATTTGCGGCGATTAGTGATTGCGATGCGTGAGGAAAAAGTCGGCGAATTGTGTGCGGGTTCATACTGCGCGCCAAACGGTTGCTTGCTTGCCGCTATCGTTCGTCCGCGTCTCTCCCGTGTCGGCAATCTTGCCAAGCGCCAGCAATTCAGTCAGTCGAGGGCGGATTGACAAAAGCGACTTGCCAACTTCCGCCGCGCACTCATCAGCAGTCAGGTCTTGATGAAAGAGAACGTCTAGCACTTTTTGCCGCAGCGTGGGCGCTTTCTCGCGCATCGAATCAGCAGCCGCCTTTGATGTGCCGCCGCGCTTGTAGCCGGGGCTTTCTGGATATTTGGTTTTCATTTGGTTTTGATCTTTCGTTCCCATCTGTCTTTCCTCGCGCCCTTATTTCCAAAGATTGCATCGAGGAAATAGTTGTCAGTCTCTTTGCGCTTGCGTCCCGCCGTGCGGTGCGACGCCGCGCTGCCCGTGACGCGCTCTTGGCGTGGTTTGGCTGGTTTTAGGATGCTCATGGTGTTTTATTTGAAAGATTCCCGCCGCCGATGCGCTCGCCCGTGTTCACAGACGTTACACTACGCATCGCTTCAACATCTTTTTGGTCTCGGCAAGTGGATGCACGGCGGGAAAGTGGTTCATATCAGCCTTTCAGCCAGCCGCATTTCTACGGCTAGGTCGTCGGCGTTGTATTGTAGCGCGGCCTTTTGGTCACTCGCCCAGAGAGCACCAAAGTCTGCACCGCTTCCGCTTTTGGACGGCAATCCAAGTTCACGCAGAACGGTTGCCAGCGAAACGCGAGTGCCAAATTGCGCGGCACTTCCGGCAAGCCATACCTCTTGCAGGCATACGATGTTTTCGCTCCAAGGATAACGCGGCTTAAAGGCGTTAAAGATTCGCGGCGGCACTTTCACCCCAAGAAGCCAAGCGCGTTGAACGATGAATGGAAGGTCAAAGCCTTTGATAAAGTAGCCGCTGATAATAGTGCCGCGATCTAGTGCGAAAAGGATTTCCGTAAATGTGGCTTCAATTATTGCCGCCTCCGTCATTTCGCCAATATGATACTGTTTTACGCCCTCGCCGTGACGGAAGCCGACGATTGCCAGCCTGCCGGTAGTGGCGTGGAGTGCGCCGTCCGCAACTTCGTCGTTGCCGTAGTTGGCGCGGGCTTCTTCAATCTTCGCCGCGATTTTCGCCTCGTCTTTGAGCACGCCCATCTTCACTTTAGCGGGGTCAAACGGCGGCAGCTTTGCGCGAATGTCCGCTTCGGGCATTGCCAGTGTTTCGCAATCTATAATGGTCACATTCATTGGTTTGTATTGGTATAAGTTCCCGCCGCCGATGGCTACGCACGGCGGGAATTGTTAGACTAGAACGGGATAGAATCTTCTTCCAGTGTATCAGCCGCATCCGGCTCGGTTGGCTTTGCCGCTTTTGCAACGCGATGTTGCGCTTGCTCATCGGGCGGCATTGTTGCGTTGCCAATAATCGGCCCGCGAACTCCTGCATCTCGCTGTTCCTTGCTTACTTGTTGCACGGCGTAGTGCGTATCTCCGTATTGTCCCGCGCCGTCTTTATTCGGCCAGATTGCAATGTCGAGATATGTCCCTTTCGCGCCTTTGTATAGATGCGACTTGTCAATTTTGCTTACGTCAATTTTCAGTGTGATAGGTCTTGGCATGGTTTTATTTGGTTGATGGTGTGATTGAAACTAGTTCTAGGGAGTCTGGCGTGCGCCCCGGCTTCGTGGTGATGTTCACCTTGTCGCCGTTATCTTTCGCATCGGTTGCTTGGCTTGCTAGAGTGCCGCTGAATGTGCCGCACTTTTTGCCGCCAGCCTCGATAAAATAGGCCTTCCATTTTTTGCCGTTCGTCTCGCCTTCGCGTTCGGTTACGCTGGTTATAGTTACCGATTCCGTAAGGGTGAATACGTCAGCGGCGGGCGCGGCGGTTGCCTTGGCCTTTGCGGGCTTGCTTGCGGCGTTTCCATCGTCGTCCTCTGGCGCGATGCCGCAAGCCGCGCATAGCGAGTAGCGGCGGGCGTATGTGAGCGCAGAGCCGTAGCCTTGCGGGTCATTCTTTTGCGCCGGAACGTGAAGCGTGCCGCCGCTAAGTGACTCGCCGCTTTCGTGCACGAATAGCGTTTCAATCATCACGCCAGATTCGCACGGTTGCGGGCGCTGAATAAGGGCGATGCCGTTCGCGTGCAGTCCGTCAATGACGGCTTCGATACACGCATCCAAAGAGCAGTATTTGCTTTTGTAGTGCGGGTTTATTGATGTCTTTAGCGCGGGGCCAAAGGCTTTCTGTGCGGCGACAAGTGCCGCGCTGATTTTGGTGTTTTCCATAAATTATTGAGCTGGAGGGGTGAAAGGTTTCGGCTCATCATCGGCGCGAAGTAGTTCCGCATTGTCAAAGCACGCTTTCATTGACACGCGGCCAAGGGTGAACGCGGTGATGAAGTCTGCGCGAGTTGTAGTCTGACGCCTTTCGTATGGAATCGCGCCCCATACTTCGAGTGCGGCTTTTTGGTGGTTATTTTCGCTCATTGGTTTGGTTTGGTGTTTTGTTAGTTCATTTGTTAAAGCAAGGAGCGCGGCGAGAATCGAA